CAGTATGCAACTCAAAATAGAATGGTAACTGCAGATGACTATTCATCTTTGATTCTTAGAAAATATTCTACTCTAATCAAAGACATTGTTTCTTATGGAGGTCAAGACGATCTGTTGCCAGAATTTGGCGCTGTGTTCTCATCAATCTTGTTTGAAGATGATGTAGATGTTTCAAGGCAAGAAGAAACAAAACGTGCAATCATTGACCTTGCTAAACAACTGTCGATCGTTTCTTTTAATCTAAGATTTACAGATCCTGAAACAACCTATATTGAACTGGACACATTTTTCCAATTTAATCCCAATTTGACATCAGAAACTATTAACGCTACTAAGACAGCGATTGAAGCTATTATTTCTAATTATTTCACAACAAATACTGGGAAGTTCAAGCAAGCGTTCCGTAGGTCAAACCTGTTATCATTAATTGATGATTATAGTGGAGCTGTGCTTTCTTCAAGAGCTAATGTGAGAATGCAAAGAAGATTTACACCATCCAGTCCTAACTTAGTATCTGTGATAAACAATCTTACACTAAGCTCTCTAACCACTGATCAAATTAATTATGTTGTTGAACTTGTTACAAAGCAGAAGTATAAAAAAGCAGCAACCTTCTTGACTACTAATAACTATACTACATCTAACTATACAGTTACTTTAAATGCTCTATCTCAAGCTGGTATCACGAATTCTCAGACGCTAAGATATGCTGCTCCAATAGCAATCCCAGACGATGATCAATATATTGTAACAAGCTCAAATTTCACGTATCTAGGATCTGAAGGATTTATTAGAAATACATTGAGCTCAACAAACTTAGAAATTGTAAATGCCGCAGGTACAACTGTATTACTAGATAGTATTGGATCTTACGATGCTGCAAAAGGTGTGGTAACTATTAATTATTTTAATCCTTCTGGTATTTCTGGGGGATTGACTCAAGTGAAACTGTCAGCTGTTCCAGCAAATCAGAGTGCTGTTGCTCCTGTAAGGAATGAGCTTTTAGTTTACGATCCAAACAGATCACAAACGCTTGGCGTAATAGTAACAGCAGAAAATTGATATGGCAAGAAGTAATAAAGATAAGACATTAACTGATAACGATCGTACTCTGTTAAATTTACAGAGACCCGATATTGAAAAGGTATTGCCTGATTTCTTTGTTGCAGACAGTCCTAAATTAATAAAACTTTTTGAAAAATATTATCAGCTTTTAGATTCTGATAATATGCCCAATGATATTATTAAGAAACTTTATCAAACAAAAGATGCAACTCAAACTCCAACTAGAAATCTTGAGTTTTTAGAAGATGACTTATTGTTAGGAAACGCCTACTTTGGAGGGTTTCTAAACAAGAGAGAAGCTATAAAATTTTCAAACACTCTTTATAGATCAAAAGGTTCAAAGTATTCGTATGAACAATTCTTTAGAGGATTCTTTGGAGTAGATCCAACGATTGAGTATCCAAAGGATAAAATATTTGTTGTTGGGCCAGCAATTGATCTTCAATTAGATTCAGACAACGATTCTGGTGGGCAAGTAAAAATAGAGGCATCTAGGCTAGGAGCTGAATCAGGTAAGTTTATTACAGATGATAAACTTTATCAACAGCTTGCCATTCTTATAAAATCTGAAATTCCTATAGGTGATTTCCTTAATGCACTAAAACTGTTTGTCCATCCCGGAGGAATATACCTTGGTTCTGAAATATTACTAGTGTCGCAAAACGAAAATCCAATTACAATTACACAAGATGAAGTTGGCGATCCAATACCTGAAACATTACAGCAGACTGGAATTGCTTCGTTTGAACTTGCTGGTGTAGAGCAAACAACGCTACTATATGATTCGGATCAAGTGACGAGACGCCTGTCAACTAAATCAATGATTGATATGTACCAGAATGCTACTGCTCAACAACTCGCAACAGGATTTACTACTTTCCGCAAAGCATTCACTGAAGGTAGCATTGGTATGGATGATTCAGGAACAGCTGATTCTTCTGGTGTTGTCAGAACATTCGCTGTTATGTCAGACTCTGCTCAAGATAGTAGCATTGGCAAATATGATGGTAAATTGGTTATTCACCAATCGTTTGATGAACATCCATATAGAACACAATTCGATTCTGATTCTGCTTAAAACTAATTATAAATACTTAAAATAATAACGGAAGTGAGTAATGGCTAAACAAACAATTAATACAGGCACTACAGCTAATGACGGCACAGGAGATACCCTTCGTCAGGCTGGAGCTAAGATTAATGCTAACTTCACTGAACTGTACACAATCTTAGGAGGTGACAGTGCAGGGAGTGCTGGCCTGACACGTCTTACTGATAGTGGTTTGGATTTTGTTGGTACAACTCAGATTACTAAACTAGCATTTGTCGAGCATCCAAGTGCAAATCTCAAGATTACACTTCCAGATTCAAACGGCACACTTTTACTAGATTCTGCTACACAGACTCTTACAAACAAAACAATTAGTGTGGACAGTAATACTATTTCTGGTATTGCAGCAACCAGCTTTGTTTTGTCTAACGCATCAGGTAACATAGATGGTTCAGCGGCTCAGAAAGCAATTCCTACTGGCGTAGTTATTGGTACCACTGATACTCAGACAATGAGCAATAAAACACTTGATAGTGCTGTAATGAATGGTCCAACAATTACAGGAACAATTCATGATGCAAACAATGCTGAAATGTTGCAGGTTTCTCCAACCGGATCAGCAGTAAATTATTTCAAGATGTCTAACGCAGCTGCAGCTGGTACACCCTCAATTGTTGCTGTAGGGAACGATTCTGATATCAGCCTTGATCTAAAGGGTAAGAATCGTGGTGCTGTTATATTAGAAAAAGAAGCGCTTGGCAATCAGACTCTCACTGCAGATGGTCCAATTACAAAAGCAAAGACATACATCATTTGTAACAAAGGATCAACACTGAATCTTTCTATGGTAGATGGAACAGTGGTTGGAGAAATAAAAATTATTACAAACAAGGGAGCGGGTGATGCAATAATCACTCCCTCCAATCTTGCAGGAGCGCCCACAACTATAACAGTTCAGCAGTACGAATCTGTTCAGTGTATTTGGGACGGAACAAACTGGTACGTTATTGGCGGCAATGGATATGCGCTTGCATAATAGGATACAAAAATGACAGCAATTATTACTGATAGAATAAAAGACACACTAACTACTCATCTGTTTAATGAGCTTACTGGTACGCGGATAGGTGATTCTGACAATTATTATTCTGTTGCAGTTGGGCGTTCTCAACAGTATGATCCTGTAGGCAATCAAGACATAGCTTCCAGCCCAAGCAATACTACTCGTGAAGAAAGACTGTTTAGGTATAACATGCAGTCTGTAAAACTAGTTGAGGCTTTTTCATTTGTCATTCCAACGTATGATTGGGCTGCAAACACGGTTTATTCAGCATACAATGATAATGTTGCAGGACAACCAGCTACTTCTTATTACGTACGCACTAATGATAACAATGTTTATCTTTGTGTAAGAACTGGTAAGAATGCAACTGGAACTACTCAGGTTTCAACTGTTAAGCCAGATCACACAGACACTACATTGACTGCTGAGACAGATGGATATGTTTGGAAATTCCTTTACACAATTACTACTGCTAACTCAAATAGCTTTTTGACCAGCGAATTCATGCCAGTAAAGTTTGTTGATTCAGCTATTGCTACTGATCCAGAGTTTTCTCAATACTCTGTTCAGAATGCTGCCATTGCAAAACAAATTGTTGGATATCGTGTTACTACTGCTGGAGGTCCTTATACATCAGCTCCAGCTATCACGGTTAGTGGAGATGGAACAGGCGCAAAAGCCAGAGCAATTTTAAGTGCTACAGGAAGTATTGCTGCTATTGAAGTTGGTGACTCAGCAAGTGCTCCAATTGTTTCTTGTATGGGTACGAATTACGATAACGCAACAGTCAGCATTTCTTCTGCCTCACTTGCTGGTGGAGGAACAGCAGCTAAGGCTGTACCAATTTTTAGTCCCAAGGCTGGGTTAGGAGCTGATCCAAGGAAAGATCTTAGATCGACCTCATTGATGCTTAATATTAAACCTGCTGGAACTGAGACAGGCAATTGGATAACTGGAAATGATTACAGACAAATTGGAGTATTTAAAAACCTGTTGTTATATGATTCTGCTGGCAAATTTACCACAGGGTCTGGGTTGGCTTTGAACAGAATGAGATTAACGACCTTGCCAGGTGTTGGTGCAATTAGTTTTGCTAATGATGTCGAACTTACAGGTGGAACATCTGGTGCAAAGGCTTGGCTTGATTTCTATGACGATTCAAACACTTTGATGTATCACCAAGACGAATATACTGGATTTGATTCATTTCAAAATGGAGAGACAGTTACAGTTGAGGGATACACTGCTTCAACTCTAACTATTGATTCAGCTCTTGTGAATCCAATTGTAGATAGGTTCTCTGGTGATCTTCTATATATTGATAACAGAGCAACAGCAACTACTCGTGATGCTGGTCAGACAGAAGACATTAAAATAGTCATTAAACTTTAAAGGCACAATATGGCAACTTCATTAACATCCAGTACATTTTTAAGTACCTACAATGATGATTTCACTGATAGTGATCACTACCACAGAATCTTGTTTAATAGTGGACGAGCACTTCAAGCTAGAGAACTTACACAAAGCCAGACTATAATTCAACGTGAGTTAGAAAGACTTGCTGGATTTATTTTGACACCGGGTGGTATGTTCTCCACATCACCAGGTGCAATTTTTTCAGGACAGGATGCAGTAGGTTTTGTTAAAATTAGTAGTGCGTTGCCTGTTGGATATGCTGGCATTGTTGGAACAGAAGTATCTAACGCTGCTGGTGTAACTGCAATCGTAAAAGCAATTGTTGATGCCACAGGACCAGACCCAGTTACATTACTGGTTGCTTATCAGTCTTCTAACAACTTACAATCTGCATCAACCAATCTTGGTCCTAGAATATTTCAAGCAAGTGAGACCATTACCTATGACACAGGAACTATTAGCGGAACATTAACTGTTCAGACTACTGATACGGCTGCAAATCCTGCTACTGGCAAAGGATCGATTGTAGAGGTTCCTCAGTTTAATACGTTTGCTGCTGGTCATATAATTATGGTAGAGGCACAGAGTCTTGTTGTATCAAAGTATAGTGATGTTCCAAACGCAACAATTGGTTTTAAACTGGTTGAAGAAATTATAACTGCTGCGGATGACATTGCACTTTATGACAATGCAGGCGCTACGCCTAACCTTACTTCTCCTGGAGCCGATCGTTATAAGATCACAATGACGTTGATTGACAAGGCTAACATTACTGCTACAGATACGTTCTTCCCTTTGTATGAAATTAAGAAGGGTGTAGCAAGACAAATTGTTAACAGTGATAATGTTCTTTCTGAGCTTGGGGATATTCTTGCTGCTCGCACTGATAATATTACTGGTAACTTTATTGTTAGAAATAACCAACTTGGTGAGTTTGGAATAGAGATTGCAACAGATAGCGACAATGGTTTTTATCAATTAAAAGTTGATGGTGGTGTTGCATTTGTTAAGGGTCGCAGGATTGAAAAAAGTAACAAGACGGTTCAAAGGGTTCAAAAACCAAGAAGAGATCCTCAAGACCTTGATATCAAGACAAATGAATTTATTGCTGCAACATATGGTAGTTATTTCCTAGCGGATTCTGCTTATGGTTTAACAGGTAAGATTACAAACTTTACTCAACTTAATCTAAAGAACGGTCCTAACCTTGGGGCGGGTGCTACAACAATTGGTACTGCACGAATTAGAAGTTTGGATCACAATGGTGGCTTATACAGGATTCATGTGTTCGATATTGACATGGATTCAAATGGCTCTGGAACAGAATATAGTATTGGTAATGTTAGAAGTATTGGTACTGACTCAGATAACTATGCCAACCTAACAATTGGACCTAAAGGCACATATGATCTGTATGATAAAGAACAGAGCTCGTTGCTATTCCCACTGCCAAAAGACAGAGTCAATGAAATAAGTACTGTAACAGCTCGAATTGGTAGAGTGTATACAGACGTTACATCAGCAGGTGGTGAAGGTGTCTATACAACTGGTAGCTCAA